TTTGCAAATGTTGATGCGTGGTTGGCGGCCTTAACTCCGTCGACCAATTTTGAGTATGTGGGGAATTCTGTCTCCACTAAGTCAGAGTACGTAGCGACAACTGTCGCTACATCTGTTACTCTGCCTGGTGCTCAAATGATGTCACCTGACGCTGGTAATTATACCCGCAAAGTGACACACCTTCAGCGTGTTGTAAACCTGCCACTACCGGCATTGCCGGTAGTCTATGTCGACCTTCTTAGTTTGAGAAGGACGGCTTCCTCTATAGCCTTAATATGGCAACAGCTTCCACGACAGTGGAAAAGGAGATGATTATGGCCCTTAATGGAGCAATAGTCAAGACAGGCGCTACAGCGATGACGCCGACGGGTGGAGCAGACATGACTCTCTCCCCTGATTCTGTACAGGTTCCTGGTGGCATACACCTAAGTGTTGCGGCGGATACTGATTACCGCACACGAAGAAATATGACCATTAAGGCCAAGAACCCAACTCTTACCGGCGGAGTTACTTACTCCAAAGATAAGAAAACTGTTACATTTGTGGCCCCGAAGATCTTGACCACCGGTGAGACTGTCTTTAACTTGATACGTATTGAACGGGAAGTCCATCCTGCAAGCACCGCGGCGGAAGCCTTGGAGCTAAACATGATTGGAGCCCAGATCCTGTCAGATAGCGACTTTGCGTCGTTCTTCTCAGGTGGTTCTCTAGCGTAAATAGTTAACCTCAACATTGGAGACATCCATGTTACAACGAGGCACCAGTAGTGACGGACTTATGACAAAAATCTTTGTCCGTTTGGTCAGTGACTTTCGTAGAACGCTTGGTAACGGATACGCCGAAGCCCCGTTAAGGGCTATGTTATACGGTGGTATCAAAGGTTATCGCGAGTATGTTTTTCCCTCGCGATGTACTGTAAGTCCCTTCCTTTTTAAAAGGGACTATCAGTTGCAAACCTTTTTCAAGCGCTACCGGTATGAGAAAGATGTTTACACAGACCAAGAATTGCTTGGGATGTCCATAGATAAGTTCATGGACACCCAAGTAAGACTTGACTCTGGGATCCACGAATCACCACTTATAAATATGGTGATGCGTGGAGCTCGAGTGGTTTGCAAGGAAATCCTTGCTGATTACTCGTTAAGCGAACATCAAGAACTCTGCCGCTTCGGGAAAAGGGCTTGTGTTGGCACGACGTTTTCGGAATCCTATTTGGATGAGAAGTTACGTAAGCCATTATCAGGTTCGTTGCCACACATTAGGTGGTTTAAAAGCTACCTTAAGACGGACGACCTTCTCCGTCGAGCAATCGTGGAAGCTTCTGGAAAGAAGCGGCCAGTTTTCGCGATGTGTGACACATTGACTGTATCACATGTTCCTAAGTCTTTTAATGCACTACGAGCCATATGTCCTGACACCTTGCTAGGCAGTTTTTATACCGCCGGCATTGGTCGAATGATATCAGATCGGCTTGCTAGTGCTGGGTTAAACATTCGCGTCCTTCAACAAAGGCACGGTGTTTTAGCCATGAGAAGCTCTCTCGATAGGCGGAATGTTACAGCGGATCTATCCGCTGCTTCAGACTCTCTTACGGGCCCTCTTCTCATGAAAGTGTTACCTTTACCCTGGTACCGTGCGATCATGTTTGGCCGTATACCCCATATTTCTTTGGGTGGTCAACGTATCCGCATGAATACCGTTTTAACAATGGGCTTGGGTCACACTTTCCCTTTACAGACTTTAGTCTTCTACTCTTTGTTAGAGAGTATTAGACGATTGGCAGGGGTTTCCGGGCGCATATCTGTGTACGGGGATGATTTAATTTATCCTCGTAAAATGCATAGATATGTTAGTCGTATTTTTCCTCAACTTCAGTTAATTCTGAACGAGGATAAGACTTTCGTCCGAGATCACTTCCGGGAAAGCTGCGGTTCTGATTTTTACCGTGGCTGCGACGTTCGCCCTTTCAATATGGAGGGAGTGGGTCGCCACCTCAGTGGTACTTCTTTGGAGCAGTTCCTGTATAAAATCTACAACGGTTTGCTTCGTCGTTGGACGCCGGAAGAAATTCCAGGGACTATTGAGTACCTCACGCAGGAGTTAATTCTCCGCTGTGATAGGGTCCTTGTAGTCCCCCCTGATTTTCCAGTTGACTCTGGTGTCAGGAGCGTTGCGTACGAAGGTCAGCATTTTTATGCTGAATTGCAGCCGTGCTACCCTTATCACTCTGTATGGTTTCATTACCTCAAGAGTGAGAATGGTAGACGTAGAGCTCTCTCTCAGTGTTGTTATTACTGGGAGACGTTGCGGAAAAATTCCGCAGCGGAGGAACTGGATAAATACGCTCTTTTCTCCGATGAGCCGATACTTATCTGGAAACAGGTGAGGACTAAGCACGGGAATACCGTATCGTCCAAGTTAGTGCCCCAAACCGTTGACAAACGGCGAGGCGTGATTAGTTATTCTAGAGCGTCCAGCTCTGCGTTTGGCCTGCTTTTGCAAGAGGACACGCATCTTGACGGCTCTAGACGTCAGAACGGTGTTACCGTTCTGGTTCAGCCACGAACCAGACATGTCAATCCAATGACATGTTTAATGCGTGGCTGGAGGGGGGCGCGCCTTTCCTAAATAGGAGCGCCAAGGCCTGAACCT